TTGATGGGTTCATTATGAAAAGTAAAGCTTGCTACTAATCGTGGTAATTTAGTTTTTTTAAGTCTATCTACACTATGTGCTATTTGAGAATTAAAAACAATTGGCAATTTCATATCATGTAATTCTGCAATAACATTTTCTCCGTCATACCAACGATTGGCCCAGCCTGCAGTATTTCGTACTGGAAAGTTTATTTTTGCAACAATAGGTAATTCATCAATATGTTTTGGTAAATGACCACTTTTAGTAACAATAGTTATAGCTGCATGCCTTGGTATCAATTTCTTTTTTCTAAAAAAATCTAATAATGCAGGTGACGAGTTTAAAAGTTCCATGCAGTTTATAAAATGCCAGCCATACTTTTTTGTCTGTAATATTTCAGTTTTGTTTTTGATAAACGCATAAATTTCTTCAGCTATTATTTCTATATTATCACACTGAAGCTCAACATAACATTTCATAAACTGCGTAACTCCTCTTGTTTGTTAATAAATTCATTCAACTTATCTTGATTATTTTTTTCAACTGCAACAATATTAGGGAATAAAGAAGCATACGGAAGTGTACGATCGTTTTTATACTTTACGTTTAAGGGATCTGGGTTATGTAAAAAAGCGTAAGAATGATCAATCTTATGTTTAGCGGTAAATTGTTTTATAGCTATAAAATTATGAATATTTAATGCACTTACCGTAGTCCATGTATTAAGATCAAGCCCTGGAATATTTCTATAATACATTAAGTTATCTAAAAATTTATCCCATTTAATTGGCCATCTCACGTAGTCATGAACGTCTTCAATACCATCTAAGCTGACTGTCACAGTTACTTTAATACCTCGTGCAAGTAAATCTTCGACTTCGTTAATAAACAAAGAACAATTTGTGTTTATTCTAATTGACTGCACATTTTCAGGAGGATTGGCTAACAAATAACGATAGTTTTTGCTTGCGCTAGGTTCGCCACCATTTATATCCAAGTGAACTATTCTATATGTTGGCAAATTCCAAAAACGATTTGAATTATCAACTATAGGATATACTCTAGATTTTAAACTGCCAATTTTTGTGCTATGATGTTCGTCGCAGGTAAAACAACCACTATTACAAATATTATCTAACACTCCTCCTACTACTAGATAATCTGGCCTAGTCTGTTGTTGATGAAATTTAACAGCGTTTAGTCTAATACTTGTGCCATTAATACGTTCAGTTTCAACGCACCTGACGCATTCTCGTGGAGCGAGTTGTATCCTTACACGTTCTAACCATTCACTGGTTTCCATTTCTTGTAAAGTATTGAACTGTGGAGGATCTACCATATGCCCACAACGACTAACGGTTCCATTTGGATTAAATCTAACAAAATGATTTAATCTAGGACATTGCATAGATCTATGCTCCGTTGAATAACTTCATTATAAACTTCAGGATATTGATGTTTTACAGTTTCAACAATAAATTTAAAAGTTACAGTCTTGCCCAATAGATCTTCAGTTAATACTTTATCAATTGACAAATAGAAATGTAGTTTTTCTGAGCCGAGGATTTCATCTAATAGAGGATCCTCGCTTTGATTAGATTTTAAACTAGTGATTTCCGACAGTGTATCTATTGAATTTATTCTAATTTTGGCACGAGTAAATCGTTGTAAATTTACAAGCCAATGAAATTGAGGACAAAAATGCCTGTTTAAAAAGAGATAATTGTTAATAAAATACAAAACAGTTTCTGAATTAAGATTTCTGTTATGCCGTAAAAAGGTATTTACGCCCGTGACAAAACGATCGTAGGGATTTCTAACATAGATATCTATAACAGAAATATTTTTTAACTCATCATTGTCCAAGAGTCTGAATCCTGAGTTATACAAACTACTACTACCGTTTTTGTATATAGGATAGACATATCGTTGTGATGGTACTATTTCTAGCACATCACAACGATCTGGAAATATGATGTTATCTAATTGCGATAACATCCGACACCTTATTGTTTGCTACGGTTCCTAATCATAGCCAAGATATCCTCAGCTCGTTGACTAGAAGGTTTGGCAGCAGCGGCTTGCACTGGTGCAGTAGCAACAGGAGCATCGTCCTCTTCATCTGCATCAAACGGCGCAGCGGATTGCGTTGGTGCAGGTGTGGACTTTGCCACAGGAGCAGGTGAATCTACTTCGTCGCCGCCTCGACCTTGAAATCCACTAGGCTTGTAGTACTGGCTCCAGCGATCAGGATCATATGCTTGACCATCTACACTTGCTTCAAACATTTCCTTAAGAACTTTGAGTTCTACTTCACCTGGACGCTTAGGCAAGAAGTCGCTCAAATTATAAAGACCAAAACTATCAATAGCACCTTGTTCTTGTGCAGTTAGTGCAGTCTCTTTACGACTCCACTTGCTAGTAGAGTAATCTGCGTAACCACCTTTACTAGTTTTTGTAACAGTAAAATCTAATCCAGCGGTGTAATCAGTTGGCATGCTTTCTAGTTCTGGGTCCATTAGTGCAGCCTTGATCAAATTAAAAATCTGGGGACTAATAACGAATCTACGAATAGGATTCTCTGGTGTTTTGTCGTCCGCTAGTGGATTCTCTCTTACAAAACCTTGGAATAGGTATGACTTCTTCTTCCAATACTTGCGACCCATTTCTTCTAGACCTGGGTCCTTAAACCAAGTGCGTACTTCGGCCAAGATTGGACATGCGTCACCATACATTTCAACGCAAGGTACCTGTACTACAACAGGCTTACTATCTGATTGTCCTTTGATTCCTGCAAACGGCAAACGAATCATTAGTCGCTCAACCCAAAAGAATGAGTTTTGTGTGTTAGCGTCTGGTAGGAATCTAATTTTTGCACTTGAGCCTTCTGGAATGTTCCAGTGTGCATAGATGGCGTTGTCGCCTTGTGATTGGCCGCCTTGTTGACGGTTTTCTTGCGCTTGTAACTTAGCGCGAATTTCTGCTAAAGATGTGGCCATAATGTTTCTCCTTATAAAATGCCATAATGTTTGTGCCTAGATATACAACTGCACCTAGCAATTGTATAACAAATATATTTATCAAGTCAAACAAATAAAATAAAGTTTTTATCAAAAAAATGATAACAATTTTTCTGTTATTTTTTGGTAACCTTCAATTGCAGGGTGGCAGTCGTTCCATTCAGTAACTAACCTAAAATACTTGTCTGATGTTTGAACAGCCATTGTTTTAAGTTCAACATTAAATTTTTTAACGATTTCTGGATTTTGATCAAGCTGTACAAACCATTCAGGATCACTTAAATAAACATCTTCTAATAGTTCTGGAACGAGAAATTGACAAGCACTTGTTATTGCAGGAACTAAATGAGAATAGTTTGATATTGAAGGATGCAGTTTATTCCAACCGCCTACACATAAAATTTTTTTATTGTGTTTTTGTCCAAAATTATTTAATTCAGTATAAAAACTATGAAAATAGGAATCTATAAAATTTTGAATTGAATCATAGTTTAGTAATGAGTCAACAAAATCTTGGTTTAACCATTTTTTTTGAGTTACTGAGCTTTCTGGAGTTTCTTTAATATACCAATAATTTTCTCTAAAAATATCAGTTTGTAAAAATATTATATGTGTTATTTCGTCTATTTTAAAATCTTGTTTATCTTGGCTATCAACTCCGTAATAACATCTAGTTTGATTGTTCCATTTGTGATTAAGTCTATCTACCATTAACCAATTGGCTCCGCCAGCCTTACTAATGTTTATAACATTATATCCTAAACTAGCAAGTATGGTGTGTATACCTTCGCCAGTAGGTCCATAATCACCATTATTGTTTTTGAAAACTCCGATTCCCCAACTGTCGCCAGCTAGCAAAATTTTAGTAGACTCGGGTGCCATACCGTTTAGCAAATTTGATAAAAATTTTTTGATTGTGCTCTAATATAGGCATCATTTCTCTTTTAATTTGCCTAAGTTCGTCGTATGATATTTGTGCAATACGATCAATTTCTTTTTTAATTTGCTCAAGTCTTTGATACAAATTAGGATTGTTATCGTAATCTTCGTTTATATAAGGAGCAAAAGTTTTGAATCCAAAGCTTCGTATTTTTTCTAATATTCCAGGGCCGCCCATGGCAATAAACGGCACAC